TTGTTGCTTGTATGTCGTTAGGCAAGTGTTTCCCGCATAGTTATGCCTATTCTAAACGGTATCGTATTTTCGAGTAAACCACTCTCACCTAAAAAGGTGTTTCAGGGATTGCCTGTGGTTGCTCATGATCACGCCCAATACTACAAGATGAAAATCCAAAGAAAAATTCTATGTAGCGGTAAAACTGCTTGATCAGGGACTATTTTGGTTGTGACAATAGTCGCTCGCCACACAATTGTTGCCAAGTGTGAGTAGTTTAACGACCTCTTCAAGTCATAAAGGGGGTTTTTCCACGCTATACCCCCAGAAACGTACATAACTAACCAAAGCCAGCGCTCCATCCATTACTAGAGCGCAGGTATTTATATACCCCTCCGCAGGGGTTGGAGCGCCTCAGCACTCCAACACTTCTATCGGATCAGGGTCAAAGGGGGTATAAATACCACCCGTGACCCAGGCCCTCATGTACTCATCGTACGAAGGCCACCCGGAAGGGAATACTGCCTGCTTGTGCATCTCTAGATTGTGCTCCTTGCAGAACTGTTCGCATAAGTTCACGGCCTGTTCGAAAGGACATCGTCCATATTGAATGAATTCAAAGAGCATCGAACCAAGCACTTGCACTATACGGTTGTTCAAATCATCTGGTGATTTTTTGGTTTCCATCGAGAGCATCTTCTGAATTGTGGCGAACTCTATCGGGCACGTGACAATCGTGTTGACTTGACCATCAAGCTCGTAAGTTGTATAACGCCAAGAACGTTTCAAGAAAGATGGATTGTCCACGTAATCTGTAGCCACACTACCCTTGTCACTCGCAGTGTACATCACGTTGATTTGAGCCAAAGCTTTTGTAGCAGTCGGCTGCGTGAACTGTAGGCACGACTCGTGGATATTGAGTATGTTATCATCGCCATATGTCATAACACGGACTTTCTCGAAAAAATCTTCATCTGGATAAACAGATTCGAAAGCATAAATCATGTACATCAGATTTGCAATACCGTTGATGATGACAGTTAGCGGATGCCCAGAAGCATTGGTACCGTGAAGCCGCAATATGTCTCCGAAAAAGAGCGTAGTTGGGTTGGCGATGTCATTTGCCAAAGCATCCAACATAGTCTCGAATTCACGCTTCTCTTGAGGATCTAATTCATCGTAGTAGTCAGTTTGCTTAAGTAATTCTCGTAATACAGACCAGGCGGCCAACAGCCATTCTTGACCCATACGCTGATCGTAACTACTAAAATCACCACATATAAAGTGTTTGCCCCAACCGTCAGGTACGAGATGTTCCATAAGTTTGGCCCACTCTTTACTGAAGCAATTAGTTCCAACTGCAATGCCTGTGTGTAATCCGAATTCCTGTATCAAAGAAACCAAAGCTAAGTAGTACTTGCGCACAACAAAGGTGGTCTCAACGTTCACTGCTTGAAAAACGCGAATCTTGCCGTACTTGCTCTTACGTATTGCTGCACGACACGTTTCACGATTTTCTAATTCTCTCTCCAATTGTTCTGGTAAGTCTGTCTTC